GAGCCGTTTTGTGCTGTCGATTGAAATGTGCTCTACTGCCATACATACTCCTCCTTATGTGAACGGATATGTTATGCCCGCCCCCCCATTGTAGAGTTGCGTGCGCTCGGCAGGCGTGAGCACACGGCCCCAGATACCTATCTCATCGATCCAATCACCGAGCCAGGGCAGCGAGGTATCTCCACGCTGTCCCACGCGAAACGTGTTTCCGGCTGATGTGTTTATGACACCAACAGTATCACTGGTAGCGACTCCGTCGTTAAGTTGCACATAGATTTTTCCGGCTGTGGCATCGTGCCACGCAAAACCGAGATAAGTTGTGTTCGGTGATACGGGCAGGTCAATAAGTGTGGCAGACGGATCATACGCCAAAAATCGAAAAGTGTTCGACTGTACATAAACAAGGTAGTCATATGGGACAGTATCGAAGCGAGAAACAAGAGATTGATTGGTATTGACATCCGCCCCGGTACGGAACCACAGCGCAAGCGTCCAGTCTCCAGTAATCTGCGTGATGTCACTGGTGTTTGATAGGAATGTACTGGCGCCAAAACCCGTGGCCGCATTACCCTGAATGCCAATGGTCGAGCCCACACCACCGTTATCGGCCAGGTTGTTCGTTCCCACGCTATCAAATCGTGTCCCGCTGGTTTCGTCCAGTTTCCAATAGGCCACAAGATCGGTAAGTAAAGGCGAGGCGGCAGCGCTGCTCTGGGAAACCTGTATACCCGGCGGGATTGCACCCACATACAATGGCGCACCCGAAGGAACAATGCGAATGCCGGTCATCAGATAATCTCCAGAACCCGTAAATCAATACTGGCTTGATCGGCACCGATGGCATAGATTGGGCAATCAGTGCTGGCTATGACGATACTCTCGTTCTGAGCCAGTGGGAACCCGGTCGCGGTCGTTACATTTGCATCACCAATGTAGACCGTGTCTGCTGATGGATTTTTAATGGCGATATCCACACGCTCGGCATCTGGCAAGATTGCCGATGTAATTTCGGTGGCGGTACTGCCAACCGACACGGCGTAATGGTAGAGCTTCCCATTGGCGTGCGCAATAGGCGTCGCGGTACCGCCTGCCACCAGCGCGTTATCGCATTTGTCATAGGTATATGTCATGTAGTGACCTCCAGAAAAAGCGCGCGCGCGGCGGGCAACTGCTCATCAATAACCGTTGCTGCGTTGCGCGCCTGTTTTTCGGTTACATCCGGCATCGGCGCGGTGTCCGGTTGTGGTTCGCCTGGCTTCTCATCATCCCCCAGGCTCGTGTCTGGGGTTTCGTCATTGGGCAAAAACTCTTTCGGGAGTTCATCCCAATCAACCAGATACTGCACGGCTTCCTGTGGACTGACAACGCCATTTTTCACAAGCCCCACTACATACTCACCACGTTTTTTGGTGACATCCGCACGCAGGTCTTCATCACGCGCATCGTTTTCCACAAAATCGAATGTCACACTGGCAGGCAGTACATACTCATTCAATATATGTGTCCATGCCTGCCGCCATGCAGCCAGGCCCCGACCTTTCTCCTTTGCAGCAATGACCAGCGATTGGGCACCAGTCCCCAATGCACGCGATGCGAGCAGGTTCGGGTCAAGGTCTTGCGGGTCAATGCCAATGGCACCAGCCATATGGCGCGCGGCGTCCTGACGCTCCTGCTCCGCGTCAAACCCGTCTGGCACTTCCGCAATGGGCACGGTCATGAGTTGCGCAGGGGTGTCTCCGAGGACCGGGATCATGACTGCTCCTTTGTACACGACATAGCCCTGGCTTGCACTCTGTTGATCGCTGGTGCGAAACGCGTCTTCGAGTTGTTTGCGGCTGACGCCCTGCACGAAATGGAGCGCGGTCGGGCGGTTGCCAGTAATCTTCTCAACAAAATATCGATCAATGGCTGCTGCCTTTACGATGGCTTCATAGGCGCGGCTCGCAGCGCACAGGCCAACCCCTAGATAATCATCGCCAGGATTTGGCATGTCGGTGATATTGATAACCTGGTAGTCTCGCAGTTCGTGCCGTTTGCCTCTTTTGTCGGTGTAGATAACCGGGGCGCGGCTGTCTCCTGTTCGCTCGCAGCGCAGGCTATCCAGATGCATCAGCCCGATGATACGGCTTCCTCGCGCTGAGCTTGCGCGTACCACCTCGACAAATGCACCATTGTCGCACGTCAGGAAATCGCGCAAATGTTTCGAGAGGAACGACACCCATCCGCCCCCCGCGCCAATGGTATGGAGGATGTCTTGTGCCCGCCGCACCCGCAACGGCACCGGACCAGATACCTCCCACGCAAGGGACGCCATTTTGCTGATGGCAATGCTCACAGCATTCGGCCAGGTTGTGCCGTGATGCACCGTGGTTCGTAGCCTCGCGTCTCGACTGCGGCTCCAATACGCAGGCGGGTCGGGTGGCAGGCTCACACTATCAGCATAGCTTCCAAATGGCAGATGAAAATAGTACACACCGCCATATTCGGCATCGTCTCTCGTGACACTGCGTTTTCTGATTTCGGTTTCGGTTGTCATTACACCTCGTATCGCAATGCATGCGTGAGATACCGCAAGGCGTCCAGACAGTGATCGTGCTGCTTGTATGGCGTGCCAGTCGCCGGGTTGCGCACATAGCTTATCATTTCATTACGCAGATGCTTACAGCGCGGATGCACCATGATGCGTCGCCAGTTGTTTTTGTCAGGTGCAAGCCAGCGCCGCGTCTCTTTGATACTTTCCTCCACATTCACCGGCTTGCTCTTGACTGGCACGCCTACATCAAAGATGCGGCGTTTTAGCTCGCTTGCACTACTATCCACGGCAGCATACGCTGGCATGGGGTATCCTAACGCCATCACCTGCTGCAAATGACTATCACTCAGTGTCTTGACAGTCAGGTGCTCAGCAAACACACAGAGCCGCCCATTGCTTCGCAACTGTGCCAGGATGAATGCACGGGGGTGACTGTCTGCCGTGTAGAGCCCGGTGCGCGGGTCGACCTGGCCGCTATAGCCATCGTCAACACCCCAATACACCTCACCTGCACCCGGCTGATACTCAGCATCCTCGCTAATATTATCATCACTCCACACATCGTACACCAGGCCGCTCGACTGCACCCATTGACCAAGCCGCAACCGATGATATTCGGCACCAGTCAGGCTGTCCAGAATGGCGAGATATTCTTTCCCTTCCTCTGTCCACTTACCATCCTGATACAGACGCGGGTTGTCCTCGTGGCGGCTATTCAGGAGCGTGGCGCGCCCACTCATGCATCGCTGATACAGCCAGTGGGTTGGTGCTGATGGGTTGCAGTCTGCTACGATCTGCTGAAATGGCAGTGCATGATTGCGAAGGCGGGTGAGGAGTGCCTGCCAATCCTGTTCTTCCACCTCGGTGGCTTCCTGCACGAAAATTATATCATACTCAGTAGACATAATTTTCGATGGCTTGTCCATCCCACCTATGACGATCTCTGCACCATTGGGGTATTGGTAGACCTGCCGAATACGGCGCTTGGGCTTGCCGTCAATAATCATCGGGTGCTCGCGTCCGAGGACATATTGTTCATACGTAAACAGCCCGGTTTCGCTCAGGCTTTCACGCGTCTTGCGCACGATCAGGCCACGAAAGCGAGGGTACTGCTGTGCATAGACGTGCATCTTTTCTAGGCAGGCCCGGCTCTTGCCCGTGCCAGCCGGGCCGCTTATAACAATCTCTGTGGCATGATTGGTCTGTAGTTCCGCAGCGGGGCCGCGTGGGGTGTACACAGGCGCGCTCTCACTCGTGGCTTGTGGTGCGTCGGGTGAGTGACGCACCAATGGCACCGGGTAATCGAGACGTTTATTCGCTTGTCGGATGATGTTTCTCATCAGCTTCCATCTGGGCGAGCAGTTTGTCAAGCGAGAGGCTATGCGCTTCCAGATTGCTCCCTGCCTCCACCGCTCGCACAATCGTTCCAAGCAGGGCAGGGCTATAGTCTAGATCATTTTTGCGCCGTAGCAGTTCAAGGAGTAGTACACGGGCAGCATCGTGCAACTCCCGACCCACCTTGCGATAGCGTTCTCCGTGTTCGGCCACGTCTTGTTTGTACTGCTCAATACGGGCTTCCATCGTAGCACGGGCCAGGGCTGCGTCATACTGGCGTACCCGCTCCTGCCAACGGTGTTGTGATGACCACCTATCAAGCGTGCGAATGTAGCCTGCCGACTCTTTGCCGATTTTTTGCCGAGTTTTCTCCAGGCTGCGCTGGCTGCCCATCTCGCAGTATGCCACAAACGCGGCATAGGCTTTGGCGCTCTCGGTTGGTAGTTGTTCTGGTAGCACATGCTATGCCTGTTGTGGCTGGAATTGAGTGCGTGGCAATGCGATCAATGTGGCAATGATAAATTTAACAATCGTGTCACCGACAATGATCGACCAGATAAGCGGCCAGGGCAGCACGCCACCGAATGCTAGCACCGTGAAGAGCACGGTATCGAGTGGAATGCTTACAAGGTTGCTACCAGTCACACGCACAAGCCATGACTTTTGGATAAGAGCTTGATAAATTTCCGTGTCGGTACTCTCAGCAATGGCGATGGAAAGGAACGAAGCACCAATGATGCGCCAGTCCACGCCAAGCCATACACTCATTACAGCATTACAAGCCAGCGCCAAAACAATAGCCAGATAAACGGTTTTGCGTCCGTGTCGATGCATATAATCTCGGAGTGTAAACGTTGCACCAAAAAACAGCGTACCTACAGCAAACGAGAGACCAGGCACCACATCAATAAATATATCAGCGGTATAGTTGGCTGCAAGCGTGGACAGGATATATAAAAAGATACTCACACAGGCTCCTCTTGTAATTGTGCATCAATCGGTGCTTGCGCGCTTGTTGCGTGCAGTTCATTGACTTTGGTTGCAATCAACCCAAACGATAATGCCAATGCGACATAACGCGGATTGTTTGCCGATCCGCATCCAATAGCCTGTAATTGCTGCATATTGCCCTCCCCATCATCGTATTGCCCAAACTGTCTAGCCATACGCTGAATATAATTATTGTCAATACTGACAACTGCATCGCCAAGTGCAGCCAAGTGCTCAAGTTGCTTTTTCCATGACCCACCAAGTAAGTGTACACGACGATTTGCAAACAATGACACAGGAAGCGGTGTGCCACCGTGCGATGTTGGGACACTATAGCCTAAAACATAATGTTCTGGTATCTGGTCAATACAATCATATTTTGGTATGACTATCACATTTTCAGTATACTGCTGCAACTCTGCTGCCCAAGAAAGTATTTGGTCAAAGCTGTGATACTCAATGCTTGCCTGTCGGCACTGCTCTGGTGTCATAATGTCTCGAACTGTTGCATATTTTGGGCGCAGTTGTCGCACCGCATCAAGGTGTATAGCATGGTCATAATTAAAATAATCATTGTCAACAAAAACCACTTCGTGCCGCTCACTCAACTCATGTGTGTATGGGCAAAGTCGATAATGTGCGCTCTGTATGCCGTATTTCCATCCTGCTTGCACTGCCAAGCAGCAGGTACAATCTGCCATCTGTAATGTGTAAATTAAGTCAAGCGGCAATACACGCGGCGAAGGGCGCGCACCGGATGTGATACCTGTGTCAATCGGCAGGTCTGGCGTCAACCCCTCCAACAGCGCGCTGTACTCCGCCTCGTCAAACCCCATCGCAGCAATGTCGAAATCTTGCTGCTGCAACTCATCGAGCAGCGCGGCCAGTTCGGTATCGCTCGGCTCGGCCCCGCGCCGCGTCTCGTTGTCAGCTACGAGGTAAGCCATCGCCTGCTCGTCTGTCCAGTCGTCGGGAAGATGGGTGATGCGCAACGATGTATAGCCGAGATGCTGTGCAGCCAGGTACACGCCGTGGCCCGCGACGATGGTATCGCCGTGCACCACGATAGGCCGCACCTGCCCGAACTGGCGCAGGCTGGCAGCAAGCCGCTCAATCTGTGCAGGCGGGTGCTGATTGTAGTTGCGCGGATGGGGAACCAGCGTATCAATGCCGCGTGTCTGCTCAATTGGTTCGTTCACATCCTACCCTCGCAGCCTATTTATTGCCACCATCCGTATTTCGCCAGCCACGACCGCTGACGCTCCTGGATTGAGTCAAGCTGCGCTATGTTCTGGCGATACTCCATTGCTCGCAGGCGCGGCGCAGCTTCCAGATACGCGTCTCGATAACGACGTATGTCAAGATCAAGTGTGCCCTGTACTCCCTCATACATCAATACGGCCCGTTCATCAGCCGTCATTCTCCGAGACCAATACGCCACTTCGTCAATACGCCCGGTATAGCGAACGGGGCCACCGCACGCAGCACGCAACAGTGGCGATTGTTTCAGTTTCTCAAG